AAAGGCACTGATACAAAATTAGTTCCTGCTATCGTACAAGTAGTTTGTGTATTTTCAATTGTTGATGGTGTGATAGATGAAAAGGTTGGTCTTGTTTCTGTAGTTAAAGTAATAGATCCACCAAGCGCTACTGCTTGACCATTGATTGTAATCTGTCCTGAACCAGGTAAAGATGAATTTTGTAAGGCGTTAGATGGAAATACAACAGTATCTCCAGAGTCTCCCACCGTTACAGTTGTCCCTGATCGTGGACTTATCTTATTTACTTTTACTTCACTCATATTATCTCGCTGTTACGGGATTATCTCCTACTAGTGGTGCCTCTGCAAATGCAAAGTACATATATTGTGCTGTACCACCGTTCATGTCTCCATAGCTGTTTCTTAATTTAAAACCGTTAGAATTTAAATCGATATATCTAGCACCCGATGCTTCATCGTTTGTTGCTGATGGATATAGAATTTTGTCCGCTGGGTTAGATGTATCTCTAGTGCTATCTACAATCACCCAACCCGCACCACTCAATGATGATTTAAATAAAACCCATGCAGGTTTAAAGCCAGTATAAACAAATGGCCCATCACTACTATTGTTCGCAGTAAATTTTCCGCCTTTTGAAAAACCTCTCTTATATGCAAAAACAAATGCAATGTAAGTTCCACCATTAGCATTCGAACCTGCCCAATCACCAACAGTAAAAGTGTTATTATTAAACGCAGCACTCGTGCCAAAAACATTGGTATCATCTTGTACAGAAGTAGTGCTTTCTAAATATAAAACATTACAGTCAGAAGCTGTAGTAAAAAAAGGGTTAAGAACTCCCCAAGATTGTCCAGTGTCAAGTCTTCTTACAATTATAAAATCTGGCGTGTCTCCTAGTCCGTGTCCAACTGTAGAATTACCCGTTCCATTTCCAGTGTAAGTTACAATACTAAAACCAGCCGTAGTATTAGCACTTACTGAGGAAGTTATAGAGCCATTTGAATTTGAAGAACCTGTTCCTCCGTTGGCTTTCCAATTCCAAGCAACAAACGTACCACTGTTAGCATTTACATCAGAACTATTTCCGACAGAAAAACCATCAGTTCCAAATGCAGTTAAAATATTACTTTCGTTATATTCAGCGTTTGTATTATTAGAAACTAAATGGTAATTTGTTCCTCTTAAAGAATTAGTAAGTTTATTTCCTGCAGAGCTATCTCTTCTTTTGATCCAAGTAAAGTCTGGTTGAAATCCTACACCTGTTAAAGATTGTGTGCTTCCATTACCAGTGTATAATTTAGTATTAAAATGTAAGCCAGGGTTTTTTATTGTAGTAAAATCTGCCATTATGATTGCTCCTTTAAATTTTCAGTGTTTAATGCATAGTATCCTGTTGGAACATCATATTCAAATACTGAACCATTTCCATTTGATCCTGCGGATGAGACTGCAGTAGTACCAAAATACCCATTACCAAAATTCCAATGTGTAGTTTGTGTTCCAGATCCACTACTACTTCTAAATGCGTAATTTATATTATTACTTAAATTTGTGCCTGTTGAAGGAGAATTGGCTGTATAATCTGAACCATTCCACCAACCACCATTTTTTCCAAAATAAACTTTCTTTTGTGTAGAAGTTAAATCCATAGCAATCATCATAATATCGTTTGCTGACCATGCACTACCATACCCACCACTTCCTTGATTAGAACCGTCAACGTATAATGAGGCACCGTTTGGATATAATAATACTGAATTAGTTAAAGCTGAAGGATAGATTGATTGATCCTGTACTCCTAACCAAGAAGTACTACTAGGCATTTTTGCTTCAGCATACCATTTTCCAGAGTCTGGAGCAAAAGTAGATCTAGAACCACTATCATTTGTACTTAATGAGCTATTAACATTTGTAAAAGTATTTGAGTTAGCAGGTACAACATCTAAAAGATTTAAACAGGTATAAATATTTGTTGGTGAATCCTTTACCTGAATTACGCTACCACTTGTTGTAAAGTTATTTGATTGACCAGATGAATCTAATCCCATATTTGCACTATTATCAAATTTTATAAAATGTCCATTAGTTCCATATGAAACAGTAGGTGCTGTTTTTGGTATCCAAACACCATTGCTATCTGTTTGTCCAAAAACACTTGCATCATAAAATTGACCATCAGCCCAGTGTAAATGAGCAATCATACCATCCCATCTATAACCTGATTGAAAGTTACTAGCTATGTATTGTGTTTGTCCAGATTTATTAAAAAATAAATCAGCATTTTGAGAACTTGGATAAGTGCTAGAACTAAAACTTGTTACTTGTTGACCATTTATATAAACTTTCGCTCTATCTGTATTGGTTGATTGTGTGCTATCAAAAGCTGCAACTACATGATACCAAGCACTAAAATCTTGGAAAACTCTTGAAGTTGCTAAATAAACTAAATTTGTTGGATTATCATAACAATATACAAATAATTTATTAGATCCATTCACACCTATCTCCATGAAATGATCATTGTCTGTAGTATGTTGATAAAGTCTTTGGGTAGTTCCTGCATTTGCTCTTTTAAACCAACAAGAAAAAGTTCCAGTTGTGTTATTTCCTGCCCCCGCTGCTGTTTTAGATAAATATGCTGATGCCATTAACAGAATCCTCCAGAGTTATTAATACCAACAGTTACTTTAATTGACAAGGCTTGATCTGTTGTTTGACCTTGAGCATCTGTTGCTCTAACTGTAAAATTAAAAGTTGTTTCGCTAGCAGGTGAAGGCAAAGTTCCTGATATCACTGCTCTATAAGTTGATCCTGCTGGATTTGATGTTGTTCCAATAGTAATTCCTGCAGGTAATGCTCCAGATACAACTGATTGTGAGATAGTTACAGCACTGTCTCCAGTAACATCTATATTTTGTGAATAAGATGTTCCTGCTGAACCATTTGGTAATGACGTTGTTGTAAATACAGGGCCATCTGAAACAACTAAATCTGATGAACTTCTAGCTGCATTACCATCTGGATTTGTAACTAAAATTCTAACGTTTTGTCCATTTGTTAAACCAGCTGTGCCAGTTGTAAAACTTATTGTTGTTGCACTTGTAAATGTAACTGATGTTGCAGATTGAAATGCACCATTCGCTCTTTGTAATTCTACTTTTGGTATTGATGCAAAATTTTGTCCTGTAATAGTCACTGTGCCACCAACGTCTGCATCAATAACTGTAGGTGTAAAACTAGATATAACTGGTTGTGTTTCAGTTGGTATAGTAGCAGATCCACCTAAATTTACAGCAACTCCATTAATTGTAATTTGTTCATTTGCTAATGCAGAATTAGGAACACTATCGTTTGGTAAATTAATACTTTGACCTGCGTTTCCTATTTGAACACTAGTTCCTGACTGTGGTATAATTTTATTAACTTCTAATGTACTCATTATATAATTACTAAATTACCTGTTACTGTTACTGTACCTGATACGGTTACAGGGCCCGCTAAAACTCCTGAGTCCATTGTTTGTTCATCAGAAATAGTTGATGCGTGTGTCGTTATATAAGTTGTGGCTGTCATAGCTGCAGACGGAGCTCTCTTTGCAGGGTAAGTACAAAATACAGTTTTAGTTCCTGTTTGAAAATTCACTTTGTTGTCCGAGTTTGAAGAGGAGATAACGGTATCTCTAGAAAGTGTATCAGGTGTTGCATCTGTTACAGTTCCAATACCGACTTCAAAATCAGCTGTACCATCGTGAGATATACAATAGAACGTATTATTGCCGTTACCAATACCAGTAACAAAACTTTCAAAACCAACTTCTGGGTTGGTTGATAGTTGTATTGTTGCCGTACCAGTAGACGTACTTGTCTGTTTAACTCTGTCGTTTAATACAAAAGCCATTTATAAATCCTTAATATTACGCGTCGCCTAATCTTATAATAGCATTTGATGCATCAGCAGTAGGAAACTGAATAATAAAGTCTCCGTTAGTTGCTGTTTTATTGCCACCAAAATCTAGAACTAGGACCAACTCGTTACCACTTCCAGTATCTTTATAAATAGCTGCACCTCTGGCTGTTAAAGTAACAGAAGGAAAAGTCAGATCGTTAAAATCTATAAATGAAGTTGCAGTAGTCCCATCAACTCCAGCGTTAGTTAATGCTAACCCTCCTGTTGAATAAGATGTTCCTGAAGTATCAACTTCACCTTGTCCTACTCCAGATAAATAAACTGTCGAGGACGTACTATAGTTACTTATGCTAGTATATAAAGCACACTTAAAAGAGTTTCCTCCATTACCCGCAGTGTCAAAATTAAATACGCCTTTTAACAAATTAGATTTGAAAGAATTTGGTACTATATTTGCCATACATTATCTCCTTATTATGGTGATGGTGATTTTATAACATTACGAATAACCCCATCCTGATATTCGTCTCGTCTTCTTCTACCTTCTTGTTCGATAGAATATGAAGCCAAAGCTCGCTTATAAGACGCTTCGTAGTATTGTAACATATCTATTGGACCTTTCAAGTATCCATATGCTTCTACAAGCGCTCCGTATAAAAGTAAGTCTTGATATTTGTTAGATAAATAAGTTCCGCTACCACTCTTAGTGGCATCTGTAATACTGACTGGCTGTTTCATATACGCTAAAGTTATTTCATATGTAGCGTTTGGTGTGGGAGCCACTACCCAAAAATTAGCGTCCCAATTAGCGTAATATTTTGGAAGACCCTGGGCTGTTCCCGGAGTTTCATAAAAAGATGCCATATAACTTGTGTCTTTTTTCTCTAAAAAAACTTGTACATTTGGAGATACGTTTGTATCTTTTAATTGAACGTATCTAATATTTCTAAGATCAGATGGAATAGTTACATATCTATTACCTGAAGTCAGATTCGATGTAGCGTAGTGTCTATTATCATCAGAGTCTACTTCTCTATAAATTCTGTTTTCTGCATTTTGTATAAATCTATTTACAACAGCAGTTGTTAAAACTGTACTATCAACTTCTGTGTAGTTTCTAATATCGTCTGTTATGTTTGTTAAAGTGTATGCCATACTACGGTGTTAGAGTTACAGGCCCTGCTGTAACCGTCATTCCTCCTGCTTGCTCTGTTATATTAGGAGTTGATCCTAATGTAAATGTATAGTTGTCTGTAGTAGTAACAGTTATTGAAAAACCTGCGTCTGCGTTATATGCAGAGTCTGCTACTCCTCCCGGAGATCCCTCTACATTTCTAAATCTAACTGTATCATTAGTTGATCTACCATGATTTACTTCTGTAACAGTTATAGTCGTAGATCCACTAGTTATAGAAAAAGGATTAGATCCTAGTAATCTTGCAACAGCTGGCTCAACTCTATCAGGTCTTGCATTACGTAAACCTTGTGGTTCTGCCATAAATCTTTTTGGTTCTAGTTGTGGGTGTTTCTTTTCAAACTCTGATATATGTACTCTTGATCCATTCCACTCTATGACCATTTCGCTATATGGAAACTCTAGACCAGATCTATCTGAAATAAATTTTGCGTGTTTACCAATTGCCATTAACTAGTCTCCGAAAAATAAGAGTTAGGTGTGATAAACGTACTTGATGAAGAACCATCTTCTCTCAAAGCTCTGTTTAATTCATCTTCATAATATAATTTAAATTCTTGAGTTCTTCTTGGTGCATACTTCTGAGAAAGATAAAAACTTAATCCTGACACCATACAAGGCACAAATCTGTATGGAACATCAGTTGCATTAGTGTATGCTCCTGCATCTTGTATTCTTCTTACGTAATAATAATTAATTTTATTTCCTGCTTCTGTAGCACCAGGTGTTAAATATAAAGTTATTGTAACTCTATCTATAAATCTTTGTACAAAATATTGTGAGGGCTGTCCTTTAGATGCTTTATTAGATAACGCTTGATATTGTGATCTATTAATTTTTGTTAAAGGAACATCTATATTGTTTGCATCTCTGTAACTAGCTTCTAATACATCGTCTACACCATAAACTGCTGTTGCACTAGACGTACCATCTCCAGGTGCTCTGAACATTGTATAAACAGAAGTGCCGTCAACTAAAGTTATGTTATTGTTTTGAACTTCCCAGTAATGCAAACCACGGTTTGCCCACTCTTGGAACATTATATCTAATGTTCTTCTTGAAGTTTTAAGCTGATATCCAGTTACATTTTGGATACCCATTCTTTGAAATGCTTCTTCTATTATCTCATCAATAGAAAAGTCTTTCTCGAAAACGTATGTTCCAGAGGTAGTATTAGCCATTTAACCTCCTATTTATCTATAATAACTGTTACCGTAGCAGCATTAAGAGCAGAAACAGTCATCCCACCTTCAAATACAATTCCATCTTCTGCAAGATTATATGCAAATACATCACCTGCTGGAACATCTACTTGAAACTGAGTTACTGAATTTCCGTCTTGTAAAGTAACTGAACCTGCAGAACCTGTTGAAGCTAATATGATTCCTCTTAATCTAGTTCTTCCTGCAAATACAGAACCTGTTGAATTTTTTCTAACTGCTTTTACATCACTTTTCATTATCCAGTGTATCCTATTGTTACGGAGTCTGTAGTAGTTAAATCTAAATAGACTCCTGTTTTAAATCTTATACCAGAACCTGGGATCATTATATCTAATCCTTCTGAACTAAACTTAGCTTGAAACTCTAGAGGACCACCTGTTCCGGTTCCATCATGTAGTTTTACTAAACAGTTTGTTCCACTATGCGCTTGTATGTAAGTTACTCGACATGGTCCTAAGTTTGTACTTCCACCAGTGATAGTTTTAAAATTACCATCTGCTGTTAGTGTAGTAAACTTTTGATCACTTACAAACGATCCACCGCCTGCCATATTATTCTCCTTAAATTTATGTGGGGCCGGAGCCCCACATTAAATTAATTAATTACTCTCTGAACCGTCGTCAGCTATTGTGTATGTAAATACACCAACAGTAGTTCCACCGGTTGCAGCAGAAGAACCTTGGTTTGCAGTTACTTGAACTGGACCAGAAATACCTGCTCCAACAACTAATGCACCATCTGCACCTTTTAAAGATCCTTTAGTGTCTGCATCAGCTTCATTGAAAAAACCATCTGGGTCAGCAGCTGTTCCGATATCAACAGTTGGATTAGTACCACCTGTTGCTCCACCAATTGTTAAAAATGAAATTGGTACTGCATTGTCAGGTAATATAAAGTTTTCTCCTGTTGTGTGAGAAGTTCCAACTTTTACATTAGCTGCACCTGCGCCGACTGGGTTAAATGCAACAACTTCAGAAATAGCTACTACTCCTGGAGTTGATTCTCCTTTTCTAGCACCGCCGTTTGTTCTAACGATACCTTGAAACGTTGATCTTGCCATGATTATATCCTCCTAAATTACGAATACTGTCTTTAGGCCATCGACTATACTCGTCAGTATCCTTTATTAATTGTATAGTGATTATTTTATATATTAGATTTGAATAGAGCGCAAGAGGGCCTGTAATGTGGATTGGATTTTTCCAACGATGTAGCTTTTTACTAAGTAGCTACTGAAACTTGTGGTGCAGTGCCTTCTATTTTATTTTTAA